CGCGGAAATAGGGGGTGTCTTTGACAACCCTATCGCGAATGTTAGCAAAATAAGCGCTGTATGTATCACCCAGGATCGTAACCGTGTGAGAATTTACCGCCTCAGAGAGCTTGCTAACCAGGGTCCCGTAATCCGTTGCATTGTTGGCGGATTGCCCCATTGATATAGTATAGTTTTTATAGACGCCGATAAGCTCGCTGCGCAAAACACCATCAACGGTACGCTCCGCGAATTTGTAAAGCATATCAATTTTTCTATCGATGTTGATAATGGGAACATCATAAATTGTGGAATCGATTGTAATGCTCATCCGGTAACTCTACCCTTAATCAGGTTGCCGCCGATGCGTGTATTCTCTTTGACAATCTGTGGACGCAGTTCCCGTGCAAGAGCGGCCAATGATCCGGTAAACTCTATTTGTATTTCGCTCTTGATACTACCCATTTCTTCGCGTAGGATTTGGCGGATAAGTCCTTCAGGTGCTTCGATGTTACGACCCGATTTCTGCTCACCCATAACTGCCAAAAAAGCCGCGTTTGGCGGAATAACCGCCCCCGTCGCAAGTCTTGGGATTTGCGGAGCATTCACAAAATCTACCGGGTTGTAACCGGGCAGGATACCGCCCACCGTGTTGGCTGCGGCAATGATAGTATTTATCCCATCCACAACCCCGCTAATCATGCCGTTGATAAAATCAATAATGCTGTTCAGGATACCTTTCACAAAATTCTTTATCCCTGTAAACGCGCTCACAAAAGCATTGTAAATCGGGTCGGTCACGTGCAGTTTGAACCACTCCCCGGCAATGCCCCATAGAAGCGTAACGGTTTTCCACGCTTCCCTTGCTACCCCCACCAGGATAACCCAGGCTTTGCCCGCGTTGGCGAGAATGATAATCAGGCCCGCAATGATCGCAATAACGAGAGCAATCCCACCGGTCGCAAGCAGGATGAACGCGCCCAGGATGACGCCCAGGACTATCACGATTGCCGAAAACGCTTCCTGGTTGTTGTCAATCCAGACCTTCAATTCCTTCAGCCGTTCGGTGAGCCACTCGAACACCTGTACTAAAACAGTTCCAATCCATTCGGCGGCGGGTCGCAATAGGTTGACCCATAGCCACTCGAACGCAGGCGCAAGAGCTTGCAGAGCGGAGTTGATAACATCCAGACTGGCCGCAAAGTATTTCACCAGCACCGGCGCTAAGACTTCCACAATCCACGCGCCTAGCGGCTTCAAGATGTTTTCCCATACCCACACTAGCCCGGCCCAAACTGTACCGCCCAGTCGCTCTATCACTGGCAATAAATCATTTTCAATAGCACTGCGCAACGGCGCAAAGAATTCAAGGAACTTCGTTTTCCATTCTTCGATCTGCGCTTTGAGTTTTTCCATGCCTTCATCAAATGGAGCTACATCCGGTTCGGGGATAGTCACAGGTTCGGTAATCGCCCCGGCTTCGTCTGCGCCCGTCCCGGTATCCTGCTGTAAGACGTTCAAGTCATCGAATGCGGCAAGCGCGCCCTTAGCGGCTTTGCCGGTTGCGGCGGTATTCTCCGCAAGCTCGCCCTGCGCTTCAGCGGCGGCTTCCGTACTTCCTGCTACGGCATCCATTGCGGCGGCGTTAGCAGCCATGTCTACACCGAACAGGATACTCATAATGGTTGCAAGCCGGTTGAAAAATACCGTCATTGCATCGATGGCAGTACGGATAATCGGGATGATTTGTTGCAACAAGGGAATGATTGCATTGCCAAGAGCGACTTTGAGATTCCTAAACGAGACGCCCAGGGCGGATACTTGTCCCGCGTAAGTCCCAGCGAGTTTCGCCGCATCGCCCATCTGGAAGCGGGTTTCGTTCTGGATACCCTGAACTTCGGCTAAAATCTTCTGTTGTTTCGTGAGAGCGCCAACTGTAGTGCCGATAGATTCCGCGTACTCTTTCCAAAGAATCGAGACATTCTTTGTTAAACCTGCATTATCGACCAAAATGCTATTCTCGTTGCGAAGCCCCTCACTTGCGCTTTGTACTGCTTGCCCGATTGACAATGAAGCTTGCCGTCCGAAAGCAGCGCTATTTTTCAAAGCAATTAGGCTTTTTTCAATTTGTTCTGTATTGTAACCACGAGAGAGAAGATTTTTGTACGCGGTAACGGCATTTGCGGCGGGCACAAGACCGTCAGCAATGAACTCATCAATGAATTTTTGCGCTCCAGAAAAACTATTGCCCGTTCCTTCTACGATAGACTGTAGACCTATCAAAGCGGACGCCATTTTACTAGCTTCATCAACTGCCGTTTTGCCAAAACTAACGATAGCCCTTATTCCAAATGTTGCGGCAATCGCGAACGCCAACGGCTTAAGAGCGGCAACCATGCCAGAGACGCCCTTGTTGAAGCCTTTAGAATCGATGCGAGAGTCTATTTTTATGCTGCCGTCGTAACCGCCAATTGCCATTAATGCCGCTTCCTTTTCTTCTTACACTCTTCCACGTACCGCGCGTAAGTGCCTTGCGTAACCAATAACTGCTTGAACATCGTCAGCTCCGCAGGCGTCATTTTTAGCACGTGCTTACTCACGTCTGGTTGAGAGAGCAATTCATTCATAATCTTTTCGTCAACTGGTAATGTTTGGCTCTTCATCCCGTTTCCTTTTTCCACGCGCTACCAATTGTTCAAAATCCTTTTGCATTTCTAACTCTTCGATTGTGCGATATTCAGTATCAGGCACATCAAACAAGTCGCCCATTTCTGATGCAGCGGCTTTTTCTTCTTTGCTTGCCTTGCCGTTCTTGACGCGTTTCCTGAGTGCGGTCAGTTGGCAAAAAAATGTATCAGAGCCTAAGTCCATGAAGAGCGCCAAGAATGCCCACCAATGCAACTCCGCCGTTTGCAAGTCGATTCCGTGAGTTTGGCGAAACGCAGCAAAGATAAAAGGCGCATCCTTCGAGAATGAATATAGACGCGGCCCGCCGTCGCTCTCTTTGCTCTCCTGCCCCATGTTGAGAAACCATTGCGCTTTCTTCATCGCGCCGCGCAAGTCGTCAGGCGGCTCTAAATACAGGTTGCTGAGTAATACCGCCTGTTTTTCGTTCATGGTTAGTTGCGGATCTTCAAAAGCCAGCATAGTATGCAAACAAGCGCGGAAATCCGTATTGAGCGGGATTTCGCGCCCGTTGATCGTAACTATCTCGGGGAATTGATTGATAAGTATGTTCATAATATCCCCAGCTGCGGGGGTTTTATTTCTTGCTGCGTCTGCGCCCGTTGGCGGGTTTCGGCGCGAAGTAGGGAGTAATCTTGGCTTCTCTTGCACTCGTAAAGTAGGGGGTAAGACCCTGGAAGAGTTGAGTAATCGCGTCGATATTCAGCGCATCCCCGAAAACCATCTGAGACGTGCCCGCGCCGAATAACCAATCAATCTTATCTCTAAAATATTGGCACGTCTCATGTAGTAAATCAATGTACTCTTTCGCGTTGACGGGCAAGCCGTAGGTATCTCTTTCGGTAGTCGCTTCAATGGCCTTGCGCTTCGTCTCATATTCTAGCGACTTCTCTTCGAATTCTCGAATGAGTTGGTAGAACTTTTCAGCGAAAAGCATATCAGATGGATTGAGCACAATCACGCGATTAGGATCGTCATTGATCACTATTCGCTTTTCGCCGGTTTCAATGCGGATACTGTCCATCATGCCGCCGCCCTGGTTATGTCAATTCGATAGATGCTAGTTTCTGCACCTACCGTCACTTCGATGGTCAGGTTGTTTATGCCAATTGCAAGCGCAGCATCCCCGCCCTGGATAACCGGATCACCCACGTCGTCCTTCTGAACGATGGTAGCGTCGGATAGCGTCGATGTCATGGATACCGCGTCAACCGCAGTAGCGACGGAGCCCGCGTGCCATAGCCAAGATTTGTCAGTAGCGAACAATGGCGCAAGCGTGACAGTACCTATCACCATCGTTGTCAGGATAGTTGTCACGGGAAGAGCTACAAAGGTTTCGGTAGTCGGGTTATACCCGCCTGGGGTAGGATCGCCAACGTAATTGATGGTAAAGTTCAACTTGGCAGGTAAGCCACCATCCCCCCCGAACGTATCAACCTGGACTGATACATCCTGTTTCTCGGCGTAGTAATAACCCAATCCGCCCGTTTTGTATGACCAGACGTTGACAACTTCCGTTTCGGCATCTGAGAGCGTATCGCGCCCTTCTCGCAGGTCGTCCAGCCACTCGAATACTTCATCTGTTGTAATGCAGGTCGCTTCTACCGGCATAGTTGGCGCATAACTATCTACGCTAAAAGACGCAGTGTCATCCCCGATATAGGTCTCTTCGGTCGTTTTCGGGCTGTAGTTGATAACGCCAGAAGGGACGCCTTCGCTGATGAGTGACCAGGTAGGGGATAGGATCGTACCCGTATTCAAGAAACTGCCAAGCAAACTCCGCTTGATTTTAGGCATACTGTACTCCTAAGTGAAGGCTGGGGTAGTCGTGTTGAATGTTCCGGCTGTACGGTCGCCTACATAGTTGATCGTGAAATTCATCTTGACCGGCGTCCCACCGTCACCGCCAAAGGTATCAAACTGGATACAAACGGTCTGCTTTTCAGCGGGCGCAGCAGTCGGGCCACCTGTCTGATAATTCCAGACATTCACAATTTCAGTCTCAGCGTCCGCCAGGGTAGAGCGAGCGATGCGCATTGCATCCAGATACTCGAAAGCGTCGTCGTCGTCAATAGCGGTCATCTCAATAGGGATGGTTGGAGCGTAGGAATCCACCGAGAAAGATGCAGTTGTCTCGTGGATGTACGTCTCTTCCGTGGTCTTGGGGTTCAGGTTGATCGTCCCCGTCACGATACCTTCGCCCAAGAGCTTCCAGGTTGCGTTTGTTGCCGCTGGTGTTGTATTGATATAGGTCAAGATGGTATTGCGGTTAATTTTAGGCATGGTTTCTCCTTCGTTGTTGCCCCGTGTTGTAAATGCGGGGTTGTAAAATCTTTCCAGTTGCCGCGTGGAATGATTTCACCCGGCACATAAGTATTTTCAGAAATATTCAACACCCTTACATTGCGCTTTGCCAGTTCACCGCAGAGCAATTTGTACCCGTTGAACCAAGTTTTCAAATCCACTCCGGCGCTCATGCCTATGTCGATACCCCAAAAATGCCGGTCGCCAAAATGCGGCTTGTGTTCCATTCCGATTATCAGGATAGTAGACGCGCCCATGTAATACACCAGTTTTAGCGCAACATGGGTTATGTTGCTATAAGTGATTATGGCATTATCGATATTCTCTTGCCACAACGCAAGCCGGTTCATGGGCCAAAGCGGACCTTCTTGGCTTTTGAGATGGTAGAAATTCGCACCTTTCCACATCTTCAAACGGGGGTAGGGGATAAACTTCGGAATGCCAGCATACTTTTTTGCTATCTCCGCACCATATTCAGAATAGACACGCGTATCGACAGTGGTGTAATAATTTGGTACGTAGTCCGTGTATTTGTGGATAGTATTCATTCCGATACTTCGATAATCGAACCACTCAGGCGGTGTCAAGCGCAGGTTTTCGCCGTTGCCAACCAGCAGCATCGTTTCGCCTTTATGGATATTCCTAAATTCCGAAATTGATCTCATGGGGCGACCTGTCCATAGGTAAGTAAACACGAAACCTGATAAACACCTTCGCTAGATTGGCCTTCCTGGTACAAATAACCCCACGATACCGCCCGGATTTCTTCGGCGGTCTTGCCGGTTGGTAGGCTGGGAAGCGTCCCGGCTTCGGTCTGGCTATCCAGCCAATCCATTAACACCTCGTGAAAACCAGCGGTTTCAATGCGCTCTAATTCGTCAGCAGTAGACTTAGCCGTTTGGAACAGAAACGGGAAAACGCGTGTGCTTGAACCATTCAGGTATGTTTCAATGACTTGCTCGCCCGGAAGCGGAACAATCGAATAACTGATTGGCGCGTTTATGTGGTCGGTCAAGATGATCGCGCCCGATTCCAGGCCGCTGTACGTTGCCATGAACGCCTTGACTGCACTTAGGATGGTGGTTGTCATTTGCGCCCTGTCCCGGCGATGCGCCGTGCGCCCGCGATAATGGCTTGCCCGCTGACCGCCTTCATGCGTTCAAACCAAAATGGTCCGCGCAAGGGCCCGGTCTGTGACCCAGGCAGGCGGGGAGAGTAATATTGCGCTTTTGCGTAAGGGGCAATCCATGAAACAAGCCCAGAGCCTATGTCAGTCCCTAGAATACCTGTTTTGATGAGTATCCCGGTTAGCAATGGGGTGTAAGGTTCTGACAAGCGCAAGACTTCCGAGTCTACGAAACGCTGGGCGACGGAGTATTGTCGTTGCCATTTCGGCTGAAAGTTCGTATTCCATTCCAGTTTAGCCTTAGTGCCTTTACTGTTCAAGAACACTTTCCCTTTCGGGTTTTCAATGATTGGCCCGGTCATTTGGCGGACACTTTCCAATGGCGTAAAGCCAGAGAACCCATATCCATTTTATCGACTGACGTAACTTGCAAAACATCGTCGTATTTCGCTTTTAGCGCCGTGATGGTGAATGACGCGCCGATAGTATCTGTCACCAGCCCTTTGACGATGTAATCACCGACTGCAAGCGTCCACTTTCCAGTTTTGCTTGATAGTGCATTCCACGCTTTCGGGTCAAGGTAATCAGCATCCCGCGCAAACGGGATATATACAACCGCCTGATCCGCCGCGATGGTTCCGCCTGTGCGAAGGACATTTGAAGCCTTACGGTTTTCCCAGTTTACGCCTTCAATCTGCGTCCGCTGGTAGGCCTCCGCGCCGGATGCGGTGTACTTGTTAAACACCGTCATGTCATGGAAAGTTTTCATTCTTCCAGCGTCCCGGAATATTCGCCAGTTGCAAAGCCAGCATAGAGCAAATCGGTATTGTCCAGGTAGAGCCGAGCTGCGTTCGTTTGTTTCTGCAAGAGCGTCAGGCGGCGGGCCGCGTTGTTAGCGTAGGTCACGGAGTGTGACCCGGTAGTCTCGTTCACAATCGCATCTTCACCGCCTTCGTTATCTTCGGTCTGTAATTCTTCGGCAACGGCGCACACGGCCATCTTAATATCGTCTATTACATCCACGTCAGTTTCGTCAGTTGCCCGGTTGAATGTGATCCGGTCGATTACGGCGGACGCTCTTAGGGCAAGCTGCGCAAAGTCCGCGGACGCGATAGACGTACCTAGATAGGTGGTTTGGTAGTACGAAAAGTCTGTATATGCCGTAGTCATCAGAACACCATCCAGGTAACCACATCGTTTTCCTTGACGGAAAAAGGCGGCGCATTTTCCAGCGCTACAATTCCGCTAGACATAGAGCAAGTACAAGCCTGCACTACTGTTTTACCGTCTCGAATAACCTGTACCATGAAACCCAGCGCAGCAAGAATGCCGGAATCAATCAAAACAATTCCAGCATTCTTTTCGGCTAGTGTGCAAATATGTACGCCTGAATGCACGCTCGAAATTCCAGACATCTGACTTTCGAGTGCATCCAATGATGTCCGCAGATTTGCGAGCCAAGTCAAGCCGCGTAGTGAGTTATGCGCCATTCCTGCTACTCTGATAGGCCATTGTCATTCGAGTGCCCTTTTACGAACCGTCAGGGCGGGCGGCGTTAATGCCTTCTTCGGTTGCATTGCCCACATATAAAACGCCCGCGTCAATAGCAATCGCAGTATTCAAGTGGGTTGCCTGAGCGAAGAAACAGCCCGAGATCATCCCCGTTTGATTGGCATTATCCGCTTTGATCCATGCCGCAGATGGTCCAGTGCCGTCCTCCTCGGGCAAGAAATGGCATCCCTGGACAAATAAGCCAGTAGACCAACTATTTGTGGGTAAGTTGATCGCATAGGCCGCGCAATATTGGAAATCGCAGCTCTTGAAATAGGTCTGCGATGCAGGATCGCCACCTTCGCCGGTAGAAAACTCAACTCCATCCGTACCTTCAAAACGGCACCGTTCGAATAGAATATCAACTACCTGCCCGCCAGATGAAGCTGCAATTTCCACGCCATTTGCTCCACCAGAAAAGCGGCAATCATAAGCACTAAACCGCCGGATTTGACCAGTCAGCTTCAAGGCCGATCCAGTTCCGCGCCCGCCGAGATTCAGGTTACGCAACTCGACATCGTAAGCGCCGTTGATCGTAAAACAGGTTGAGTTTGTGCCTACTGAAGTTACGCGAACCGAACGACGACCACCTACGCCAATAAAGGTGAGTTTGCTGGTAGTGATGGTTACGTTCTCATCATATTCGGCGTATCCGTCGATCTCAATCACATCGCCGGGAGCAGCAACATTGACGGCAGCCTGGATAGTCGCAAATTCTCCCTTTCCGGCAGAATTGACACGCCACACATGCCCGCCCGCGTAGCTATTTGCATCATCCTTACTTGATAGGTTTTGATACCAATCGATACCAGGCATTATTTACCGCCTTTCTTGTTGACTTTCTCCACAGCTTCGGCGTTTGCTTCAGCCGGGGCTTTCTCCGGCTTCGGTTCCGCTTCTGCTTTTGGTTCGGCTGCCAGCTTCACTTCCTTGTAACCAGCGTGTTTGAGCCTTGCGGCATCCAGGCCGTCGCGAGCCTCGAAGGTGATTCCGTCTTTTTCAAGATAGATAGCCATGATAAGCCTCCTTAGCTAGCCTTGATGTGGCTGTATACGCCGTCTACCTTGTTTTCGTAGACAAATGCGTCGTGATAGAGCCGGTACTGCCAGGCGTGGAAGTCGCCTTCCTGCCATACGTCAGGCGAGAAGTATTTCACCTGGTTCAGCTTGACGGGCTGCAAGAGCGCGGACGGGTGAACGATCATGAAGTTGATGTCACGTCCAGTCGAGCCAGTCTTGGCAAATCCACCGGCCCCGCCAGTAGCGCCCGCGTTCAGGGTAATGCCCTTGTAAAAGCGGGTCTGGGGGACCATGACAACCGGCATATTGTTGTAATTCTTCACGGCGGTACTGATCGCGGAGTCGTTGCCATACGTGCGGGTGACAGCGGCATCCAAGAAGCCCTGAACAGTATCCGAAACGAACAAATAGCGCCCGTCCGTTGGGACTTCATCGGCGTTCATCTGCCCGGTAGCAACATCGATGGCCGCCACAACAGTCGAGCTTGAGAGAGTGGTAGGAGATGCGACTTCGCTAATACTGGAGAAAGAAGCGTACTTACTGAAACGGTACGCGTCGATTTCAGGGGCGACATACAGCCGCATCCATTCACGAATGAGATTACCCAGGACAAGCCCAAGCATCTCTTCATCATCCATCCTGTCGAGTGTGAATTCGCGGCCACGTTCAGCGGACAGGGTGATCGTTTCCCAGGCGGCGGTTAAGTTGCCCGCCGGATACCCGGCGGTACGGCTGTACGTGCCCAAGCCGACAGCAGAGAGCTTCATAACTTTGACTTCATTCGCGCCCAAAAACGCGGGCGCCTGCGTGATCGCGTCCAACATGGCAGTTTTCGACTCCACCTTATAGGCGGCGTCGATTGCAGCCAAGAACGCACTTACGAGAGAAACAGTGTTAGCCATTTTCTAATTCCTTATTTTTCCGCTTTCAGGCCCGCGCCTTTCATCACGCTAGACATAAAAGCATCGGCGGTTACGGTTGAGTGATTGCCCCCGGTCACAATTTCAGGGACCGGGGTTTCGTCTGTGAATAGATAACCATTCTCTTTCGTGATCGTCTCAAGCTGCTCTTTCAGGCCGATGATGGAGCCGTCTTCGCCCATCTTCAAATTGTCGGCATTGAGCAAAGCGCGGACTGTTTTCGGGTTCTTCGCCTTCGCTTCAGTCAGTGCAGTAGTAAGTGCGTGATCGAATTGGAGTGCCGACACTTTCATATCAGCATCAGCGGCGGCTTTCTTTGCCTGCGCTTCGAAGTCCTTCGCTTTCTGTTCCCAGTCTGCGGCGGCTTTCTGAATAGCGTCCGGATCCAGTTTCTTAAAGGCTGCAACCTGCTTATTTGCTTCGTCAAGCTGGCCTTGTAGGGCTGTCAATTCGCCCTGCTTCGTTTCAAGCTGGCCCTTATGCGCTTCGACATCTTCGCCGTGTAGTTTCATCACAGCGTCGATAATTTCGTCAGACAATTCGAGCTTTTTGAGTTGATCGCGTTTCATGTTATCTATCCTTCCTGTTTGCTACGTTATTGTTTTACGTGGTCACGACCCACTTGGCTTATACCGTTTCTACGTTCGGTAAAACAAAAAAGTCACGTCTCGGCCTTTCGGCTAAAAACGTGACTAAAATCCCGTTCGTCAGTTGCGCCCCGCCCGAAGACGTGACACTGTACTAATGCTATTTTATCACAATCTTGATTTCTCGCTCATACCAACTAATGTACTGTTTGCACAAACTATACAACAAGGCAAGAAAAGAGCGAAATTCGGCGCTAAATCTGTTCTCTGACACTTTGCCGCCTCATGCCAGTCTGCTTCACAAACGAGCGTAACCGCGCCTGATAATCCCTGATTTTCTGCAATTCTGCGGTAGCGTCAAGACTGGCAGATTCCAACATCCCCGCTTGCCTTTTCCAGTACCGGATTGCCCGCTCGTATTTGCGCTGAATCTGACTCGCGTCGTAAGCGGATATTTCTTTGCCTTGATAGGTAACGGTTTTGTTTGCGAACGCGTCCCGCGTTGCCTGGTCGTATGCGTTTTTGGAAATACCCGCGAAAAATGGATAGAACGAATGCCTGCAATTCCAGCCACCCAAGCCCGCGCCTGTTCCGTAGCCGGTCTCAGCCACAAATGACGGATTTTTCGGATCTGTGCCGGAACGGGAGAAAATCTTACCTTGCCAAAGAGCATGAGACGGACGCGCCCCAATGTGGGCGCTGGTTTCTACAAGGTCTTGCCCCATCTCTTGCGCCCGCGTCATTTGGAGCTCGCCCGTTGTCTGTCCGACCCCTGTGAGCACAGTCCGCCGCATGGCTACATCCAGTTTGTCTACATGGCCGGTTGGGTATGTTACAGGAAGCCCGCTATCTCCTACAATCTTGACCGCCTGTCTTATCGCCTGGTCGTAACTCATGGCTCCGCTGGACACCTGGAGATAGGCCAGGTCAGCGGCATGTATAAATGATTGTTGTCCGCTCAAGGCGGTTGTCATGGTCAGGTTATTGATTACCCCGCCGGTCTTTCTCAGTCCAGCAGCGAGCACTTGCGCCATTGCGGGACTGAGATTTAGCGGAAGCGGGTCAAGTCCCGCCGCTTTATAAATGCTATCATCAAACTTCATGGACTGGACCCCGGCTCGCTTGAACAATGTAGTTAGTTCCTGCTCACTGCGACCCGTAAGGATTGAAAGCCGCTTGAGAATATCTTCGTAAATCATCCCCGATTCCGATAACCGCTGTGTTTGCCATGCCGCAGTTGCAGTCATGTCCATTTTGGACAGACGGCGAGCGATGTCCTCGAGAATCGTCTGCTCGAACTCGCGGTATAGGTCGGTGATGGGGCCTACAAGGGCGTCAAACTGGTCGGATGTGAGCATTGCTTCTTTTGGGTTCGCTCTCTTTAGGATGTTGTTTCCAAACAATTACCCACTCTTCCGGATTTGTCATGTCAGCTATGTGTACAGCAGTTACACGCGTCTTATAATTCCGTACAACAATATGGGACTCTCCACCCGATACATGTCTAACAATATTACCCTCAGAAAGCATTTCAAATTGATCTCTATCCATCTTTACGCTCCCTCATCAAACAACGGCTCCGGCGCTTCGGCTTGCGCGTCAGCAATCCATTGTTTTGCTACGACTTCAGACAGGCCGTAGTTGCGTACCAAGAATTGCCATTTAGCCATTGCGGACATGCCGACGACCTGGGTATCATGAGCGAATTGTTTATCCCGGTCAGTGACTAAACTGTCATCGAATGTGTACGCGGCTTCGTACGCCCCACGCGGTGCAAGTTTATTCAAATCCGCCCATACATCCATTGAGTACAGGAGTTGGTCGAGCGCCGATTGTAGTGCTTTCTGACAATCTACTACCGTTGCCGCACTGCGCTGCTTGCTGCTGAGTATCTCTGTGGCAGTCTTGTCGATCGATTCAGGATCGCTTAGAGTGCCATAGGCCAAGCCCGTATTGAATTCAATCTTTTTCAGCAGCGCATCTAGCCCCGATTGAATTGCAGCGTTTCTAAACTCAGGCGACCACTCTTTGTAAAGTTCATTGCTCTCCCCAATTGTCCCGCTTGCGTTGAGTGTCCGGTACAGGCGCTTATCAGGTAGTTTCGGCTTTCCGTCTGTGCCTTTGTCAAATGCGGTAGTGTCTGCATAAATGGCCCGCTTGCCACTTTCGAATTCCCAGACCAAATTGCTGTACAGTTTGTCGGCATCTTCGATCTGCGTGACCGCCCGCGCGTAACAACTCACGCCCAGAGGTGACGACGGGTCGATAGAGTTGGCGGACGGGTAGCGGTAGTATGCGAAAAGCGGCTTATCTATCCCAGTGATCGTTGCTTCCGGTACAAGCCCCGCCCAGGCTGCTACTGCTGTGAGCGGCACTTCACTACCCAGCGTGTCTTTGGTCGAGCTCTTGAACGCAACGTTTTTCACAAAATAGCCAGCATCGGTCAGGTTGTGGTACTCCAACCGCGTGTAATATGTGTCCCCAATCCTGCGCTGGTCCGAGAATATACAGGCTGTAATGTCCCCATTGGCGTCGAAGTTCGTGGGGATGAACATATCCGCCTGGACGTAATCGATTGCCAGCCCGCCACGATACGGATACGGCTTGAACACGATCCCGCCTTTAGCGTTACCGTATTCCAGCTTCTCGCGCAGTTGTGGCAATACCCGCTTGAACTGTTCGGCTAGGAACGTCGCCCGTGCAGACCCGCTAATCTCTACCGCCATTTCGATGGTAGTTGCCCGCGCGATTTCTGACGCGATTGCAGCAGGCAGGTTCAGCGAGCGAATGTCAGCCGTTATCCACGACGAGCTATTAGAATACATTGCCGCCCATTCTGCGAGCGCCGTATTCATCGGCTCCGAGACGGTAATGTCTATATTGAGCGCAGATTTAATATCAGCAGTTCCAATCATCTTTGACCACCATTCCCGAAGCCACCCAAGAAAACGCTGTAACATGGCAGGCTGTCACTTACGCTTTGAGCCAGCAGATTTTTTCACCACCGACCGAAGCATCAAACCACAATTGATTGAGATTGGACACCTGGACTAGGATAAGTTGATTGGCATCCAATTCAAAGCCCGTGCGGTTGTCGCCAGTTGCATAACCGATGAACATATTGCCAGTATTGCCAGTCAACGCCTTGATGTACACGCCATTGGTCAGGGCAACACTGCCACCCTGAATTGACGTGCCAGGCGTTGTTACTGTGACCTGCCCACTAATTGCAGCAGCCACTGAGATAACAGGGTCTTTGGTTTCCACTGGCGCGGCACGTAACTGTGTATCTGTCAACCCCCCGCCTTCTTCGGTGGCTTCGTTGCCGCCACCATCATAAATAATAACCTCCTGTGCTTGTATCCCGTTGTCAAAGACTTTTGTCATGATTCACACTCCTTATTTACATAAAGCCGATAGTGGTATCCATTCGCCAATTCGTATCATTGCCCAGGTAGGTCATCATCCTGCGATTGTTCTCGTAATCGCACAATGTCCCCGACGTGCAATATGTACAAATTATATCCAACGTCCAAATAAGGATGAGTGCGCACGTCAGTATCTTCACAGATTGTCCCATAAGCCGGGAGATTAATACCCATGATTATCCCATCTTCAATGGTTACAACTGCCTGGACTGGCTCAGATGCTGGGGTCACGAATGCTATAAAAATCAAGGCTAGAAGAGATTGAAGTAGTTTTTTCATAGTTCCTTTCCCATTATACTATTTATTGCCCGCCACGACGCCACCAGGTATTAAGTGCATAACGGGTATCGTCAATGGCATGATTGTTTTTGTCAGGATATGCGGAAATGTATTCACCGTCTTTGTCTTGCTCTAATTCATAATTCAGAAATTCACTTGCGTGATGCGGAGCGCGTTTATCGTCAATAACGATAGCCTTCAGTCTTTGCAGCCACTTCATAGAGTACGATACAGAATCCGGCCCTTTTTCTGCCCCGCGCACGTTCGCACCGTAGACGCGATAATCTGCAATCGATTTAGGCTCGGCGCTATCTGCAATTATAAGATTAGTCCCGATTTTCTTTTGTTCTTTCAGTTCTTTATAAGTATCTTCATTGCCCTTTTTATATGCCCTATATTCATCAAAGATATAAAGCGTCATCCGCGCAGCGTCGTAATACATCCTGCCCCAGTTGAACGGATCTGGATAATAGCCCCAGTCCAATCCTTCATAAATGCGGTCAAACTGTTCAATTTCTTCATCTGCAATCGGCCTGATAATCACATTCTCAAAGACCATACCACCGATACCTGTGACTTCCCCCAAATATTCATGTTTGTACGCATCGTCATTTACATCTCTGAGATATTCCGCCTCATGGATAAATACCTGCCCCAGCCAGCTTTTAGGTACATTTAGATAATTGGTCCGAAGATGATACCGTTGCGCTTTCGGCGTTGCAAGATATTTATTTGTCCAGTGGTTCTTGCTTCGAGACGTGTTCCATGTCTCAAAACGATACGCTCTATCCCCACCGCGCAAGGCGGATTGAACGATACTGCGGATTGTCGCCTCCCCCCTGAATTGGTCAAATTCTTCGAACCACAAAAGCGCAATATAACCGAATGATGGTTTTATGCTTTTCAAGTTTATCGGATCGCTAGCGCCGCGAAAGTACACCTTTTGCCCCGTAGGAATGTACGTTATTTCAAGCGGGTTGGTTGTCGCCTTAAATTTATCTGATAATCCTAGCTCATCTATAGCCCATTGCAATTGGCTAAATACGCTAGACCTGAGTGTGTCACTTACCTGCCTGAGTGCGAGCATATGCCACTTGGGATTATTGACCATCAGCATAATAGAGACAAGCGCCACGAATGAAGATTTAGTACTACCACGTCCCCCATCAAGCGCATACTCTATATTTTCCCCGGATAAAATATCACGGTAAACATCTAAGAAATCTTTTGCGATCATATGAGCAGGAATAGAAAGCGGCGGCGCGTCAACCAGCTTTGGCTCTTCTTTCTCTTTGAATAGATTATGGTACTTGCCTATCATGTCCAGCGCCTTTTGTGGGTCGTGCAATTCCACTTCCACCCACTCGCCTTCCCATTCCTGCGCCAGTTCGCCCCGTCCCTCTACCCGCCGTTCCCGCTTTGTCTTGATTTTCTTGATTAGGTGTAAATTGCGTTTCGCTTCCGAGTCTGAGAAGTCAAAGTAAATAAAACCGCCAGCATCTACCCGTATCCAGGGCTTGTGTGTTGCTTGCGCCTGTTCTCGAAGCCTGAACAAGACTTCATCCGCTGACATTGCCCCTTCACGCAAGCGCCGCCTGATTTCTGCTCGAACGTTACCTTTTGCAAATATCTGCGATGATTTTGTACGTGCAACATCATACCCAGTTTGTTTATGTATACTTAAATAGGCTTGCGTCTGGTTCATATTCTCATCAAAATACGCGTTGATAAGTTCCCACTCATCCGCCGTCAATTCAATCTCGATAGGGGTAGCGCCGCTTTCGTCTCTCGTTTTTATAATCGTTCGCTTTTTCGGCATTGTCTCCACCGTTTGAGATTATAACAGGGATAGCGGCTATCTCCAGTAGCGCCATTTTCTCTTTACACTGCAATAGTTGTGTAATCTGTTTGGTATCCCCTACTGATAATGAGAGCGTGACATTGATACCGCCATCAACCATCGTTCGCAGGCTGTAAACGCTGGCCTTGAAGTTGATAACAGTAGGCGGCTTTGCCATCGCTTATCAATCTATTCTACCCGAATATCCCCAACACCCCCGCAATAATGCCCCCTAATCCCCCGATGAACAGCGCCCAGCGGGGTAACGCCGCGCCACATAACCGCAAACCTGCGGCGATCAAGAACACGAACAGTGCAATACTTTCGATTAGTGCCATTGTATATCTCCTTATCTTATTATAGTACCGATCAATCATGCACCGCCAGCGAAAACCCAACGGCAACGATCAGGCCAAATAGAGGAGTGCGGTAGAAGGGTTTCATAGGATTGTTGTTCTATGCAAGTTCGGCCTGAGTAAATCCAATACGGTAGGTGCTGCCAGAAATGCCTGAATACCAAACATCAAAGCCAATTGCGGTTCGCAAGAATGCAGAACGATATAGGCTCGCGTCCCACTGTCCGGCGCGGCGAGCTATAAACTCCGTTGTGCCTGTTCGCCAAGTCAATCCATCATCATCCGAGTAACCTAAATACAGATAATTGTCAGCCGTTACCAGCAATGCCCACAACCGCGTACCGTCCAAGATCACATTGACGTGCCAGACTTCATGCCCGATGATATGCACATCGCATTCGATTGCCGCGCTCCATGTGCCATTGATGGTTGCACAAGTGCGCTTTGTGATTGTGTTGACAACATTAGTTATCTGACTATCCTTGACCGCGAACATCACAAACTGGCTGCCGTCCCAAATTACGGCGGGCGATATGTCGTTATAAACATCGGTCGTAAACAATAAAACTTCATCGCTCCACGTCACACCGTCCGTAGATGACCGCGCCACAATCCGCACATCATCATTGTCTATGTGATGACGGTAGATACACCACATGGTTGAGCCGATAAGAATCAAATCAGTGTCAGCGTTGAAGCCCGGTGTTGGGTCAGGGTCAATAGGGTTGGTCAACCCGTCAGGTACAACCCATGTTTGCCCATCTGCGCTGGCTAAAATAGACGGGTTCTCATATTGGTTGTCACCACTGGGAAACGGGGTAAATGCCATCCAGTAAGCCTTGCTGTTCCAGCCTACGGGGATGTGCAAAACGTCAGGATGTACTCCCTGCCCTGAGCCGTCATAGGTTGGGGTGGTAAGCGGGCTTTCTGCATTGGCTGCTGTTATGCCATCCGCCTCGTTATCACCCAAACTCAAAAAGGGGTTGCTAACAAGCTATAATCCTCCAGTGTGTTGCCGGAATAGGTCGAAAACAAACCGTGGATCGTGCCGTTCATCCCCGTGATAGTCTGGTCGGTTCCGTATTGGATACCGCCATACCAAGCAGAATAAGTGTCATTGCTCTTAATAACTTTCAATGCCTTTGAGTTGTTGAAGGCAATTGCGGCGGTGATTAGGTTGGTGTAAATTCCGTTTACACATTGATCCATATAAATATTTGTTCGGTCATGATATACAATCACGAAATTAAGCGGAGTTGCAATGCTGTCCAGGTTTACAACCAATCCCGCCTGAGTGCGGTCTGTGAGTGCGGCAATCGTGACCTGCGCCGTGACGCTGGCCTGCGATGCAGGCAATGTCCGAAATAACTCTGCAAGCGCAAGCGCGTTGACGGTCACATCATCTTCATACCAATCAGCAGTTGTTACTCCCGCCGCCGATAAGGTCCTGAAAAAATCACCGGAAGCATTCGCCCACAGGAAACGCGCAGTCGATAATACATTTGTCCACGCGGCGGGAATAGTTTGGCCCGCATTCCCACCAGTGGTCAGAAAGCTGGATGCAGCGGCGGCAGTTTTGAGTTGTGCAAGCAGTTTTGTTCCATTGCCATACAACCACGCAGACGCTTGTACCCAACGCCCTAACACCGCCGTCTGTGTTTGTTTGATGCCCTCGAACGCAGCGTCAGCGGCGCAATGCCTGGAATATGTCCCGCCGTGGGCCTGCGTATTACTGCGCTCATTCGTAACCGTTCCTTCGCTGTTCCAATTCGCGTCTAGCTCCATGTCCCCATTCGTTATCATGTCCAGACCAAGATTGGGAGTATTGACCGCTACCCCCCCCGCAACCGACCACGTTGCTCCCGTCCATTGTGATTTAGCAGTGGAGAAGTCGTCCGCGAATGGCAACAAGCCCGCCCCACTCATCAGTAAAATAGACTTAAGTGCTTTATCCAATTGTCACTCTCCCAGCGGTCCCCGCTCGCCGCTTGCTATTCCTTTTGCCAGTTCGCTTCCGGCACCGGCAACACCGGCACCCAATCGCTTTGCGGGATATGCAACACAAAATCATGCTGCCCGCCAGTATGCCCGCGCTGTTCCAGGATAAAATACCATTCGTTGTCAGTCGTCAGACCAAATACCTGGCTGCCCTGGATGCACAACTCTACGAACGTTACTGGCTTGACCCCATCCAACACCGTACTGAACGGCCAACGCTGGGGTAATTCCCGTACAAATTCTGTCTCGATCGCCGCGATCCCCCCAGGACAGGCAATAGGGATGGCAAGTTTGCCAATATTTGGGTTGACTTTGCCGTAATAGGACTCTTTGTCCGCATTGTTCCCGCATACCCCTTGCAGATACCACCTATCCGGCGTGTCGTGGTAATTGCTCCACTCGGGCGGGCGGCCAACGTCCTGGCATTCGAACAACGTCCACTGCCGCCACTCGCCCAACTTACGCAAGAGCGCGCCGCCGGTCAGCAGGAAGTTATAAATGTTCACTCCGGGCGGGCGGACGCCTAAAACTGTGCGCTTGAATGCTCGTGCGAATAGTTTTGCTAAAAATGCCAAGATCGCGTTAGCTTTGCTGTCACGCCAACCAAAACTGTTTGTATCGAAAAGCTCATGCTGCCGGGGAGTCATGCCGGAGAAAAAGTACACATCCCAACCATAGTTCAAATCTTCCGGCCAGAACGCGAGCTTGCTGAATTGATCTACGCGATAATCATGCGTGTCTTCCCGGTAGTAATATCGGCGCGGCGCGTACAATTCGTTCGTCATCTGGATTGTTTGCTTGACCAGGGTCCGCGCCTGTCCCCAGCCCAGATCGTCATGGACCACATACACAAATGTATCCCCTGGCAATACGCGCGTACCCGATGTCGGCTCCCCCACCGGCACAGGCTGGGCGGACGGCGGCGGTACAAACTTCTTGTTACCCACTACAAAGTATTCGCTCATTCCGGCACGAACTTACGCGTTACCCCGTCCTTGACGTGCAAGACATACTCGTCTGAAGGCGGCTGCGTAGGCGGCTCGATAGATACCGGGATAGTATCCGCAAACGGTACCCACCAGCCTATTTTCATGTATTTGTTTTCCATCAATGCGATAAAACTGCTTCCATCCCCCCAGCCGAATATCTCTACCCCAAGCGGCACATCGTTACGGTAGCCTGCCCCGCTGAATGCCTTTGTTTTGACTCTCGTTTTCCGTGTTTCCGCCATATCCACAACTCCTTGATATGGCCGTATTATACCATTTACCCCGCGCTTTGCAGGATCAACGTACATAAACAAATCAGCACGATTACAACGATACCCAAGCCTACCTCAAGATATTTATTGCGCACGATCTTATTCTTTCTTTTGATCCGCCTTGATATTCTCAAGCAGTCCCCGGCCGATGCTCTGCCAGATGATATCAAAGTTCGATTGTAAATCATCTGGGTCTAGGATTTGCACTACATGGTATTCCTTGCCGTATCCACGCACATCGATACGTAACTCTTGTTTGTCACTATTATATACCCAACGCCTCAATACGATCTCAATATACTCTATCATCGCTCAACTCCTATCCCGCTGCGTGGCGGATCCTTTCTTGGCAGCTTTAGGGTTCTTTTTTTCAAGTAAACCAAAAACCGTCTCTGCAGTTAGTTTTGCCGAATTGGTATATGTATCATGCACGTCATCACGAAAACTCACGTGTAATTCTTCACGCTCATCGGTAGAAACTGTGAAGATGGTAAATCCCTGGTCAAGTGTTGTTTCAACAATTATTTTCATCGCTACTCCTTTCGGTTTTCGCGGCGGATTCATACCATCTGTCCAGCCACGCCACCAAATCATTGTAGAAATCTATATCGTCGCAGTGTTGACAATTCGGAGCAACTAAGCCCCGACCTTTATATTCATCACCACAGATGCAAGGCGGGTAATCTGCAACGTATGAATTTATCAACACAAACGCTTGATCTAATAATTCTTTTTCGTTCATCGCTCCGCTCCTACGCTATATAGTTTCTTGCGCCGTTGCCCGATAGCTTGACGCGAAACGCCGAAATGTTCAGCGGCTTGCGTGTCAGATGTTCCCGGATTGCCCTGAAAGTAACTCAAAAGATCCGCATCTTTCAGCGGCTTGCGTGCAACTTTCTTTTTCTTTCGCAATGGCTTCTCGTCTTTCTCTGCCATCTTCTCTTCGCTTATTACCAGTCCCTTACCAGTTATGAAGCCAACTAGAGCAACGCTGCCATCTGGTATCAGTCCCCACAACGCAGCCACCACCACACGCCAGAATGGAGACGGGATAACATCAAGCGCAATCCACATACCCACCCCAACAAAGGCGGGGCTAACAATTGCCAACAGAAGGAACGCAACCCAGGACGAAGGACGCCGCACCTTTGCTATATCATTGATTTTGCTGGAAGCTAACGCCATACCAAAGGACATGAGTACTCCCAACAAGCCAGCGGTTGCCATGCCCACCCAGGACAAATACACAAAGCCAACGTGCCCATATTGCACAGCCTGAATACTTGCCGCCAAATACGGGTATGATTTCGGATCAAGTTTCTTCATCACTTCACCAATCTATAACCACAACCAGGACATAAAACAATTGTTTTGCCGTTCTCAACCGCCAGTTTGGGGAACTTGAAAACGTGAGAACATTTTGGACATTTCATTTGCGCCGGCATTTCGTGCATTTTTGGCGGAACCGGATATTTTAGCTTCATCTCTTTCATTCTCCCTACCCCTGCAATACAGCCAGCATATATATAGCGCCGGAGATTATGATACAGGCAACCCCAAACACACCGGCGAACAGTAACACGTCTTTATTGACATCCGATTGGCTTGGCTCAAGTGACGGCCGTTCAGTGATTGGATCTCGTGAAATACAGTCTGCGCCATCGTTGAGTATAACGCCGTACCCGCTCCTGCCGGCTTTGGTCGCTAATTCTCGCGCCGCCTTCTGAGCCTGTGCCCGCGCTTTCTTCGGGTCGCCGTGCGGCGTTTTGTCTACCACGCGTTTCGTTTGCCGCTTGTGTCCGCTCATGTCGTGCGCGGTAACTTCCACCACGGCGTGATGTTTGTCGCTTTCGCGGTATTCGTTCGGCCCGGCAACGAATCTGGACGGGAACCATTGGCCCGGTTCTTCCTGAGTTGCTGGCTTCACTTCGAAAACAATCTCAGATTGCTTTCCGAAAAATTTAGATAGCTTAGACATATTACCTCTTGCGCTCTCATGCTTTGCTTTTCGGCTCCGGCAATTCGACAAACCAGCCACGTTTTTCGAATTCCGCGATGAGCAATTCTGCCGTATCACACGCGCGCTGTACAATCTCAACGGGCGCAAGCAAGGCAAGTTTGGCTCGACCTGCGCTATCTTCCCCGTCCGGCTTTGCGGCAATCATCCCCCAGCGCGTGACAAACTCCTGTGCAATTTCTGCCGCACGCACAGGCTGGCGCTTGATGAAAACTTGAACCCTAGTTTTCCCAAATTCATCATCAATCAAATACCCAACATCTTTATTGCTTTTATTTTCACTCATTTCAATCTCCTTTTTATTTTTCAAAAAAACAGTAACAACTTTGCCCGCTCATCGAAGACGTGCCGCGATTCTGTTAGCACGCGCAGTCAACTCATCAGCGCGTTTTTGTTCCTTCTGTGCCAGTTGGGTTTCGTTCCGTGCTAAATACCGCAATGCCTTTATGCGATGTTGTGACGCCTGGAAGCGAAGGGAGTTTTCCTGGGTTTGTAGTCTAATCCGTATGTTGTCTATCATCCCGTCACCGCCTTGAATAGCTCGCCCAGGCAGTCCTTAGACCACACACCAACAGCCCCAACAGGAGCGCACAGACCACCAGGAACAGACGTAAACCAAGCGGCATACTGGCAGGACCGACCAGCCCAGCTTGTGCTTCTATCAGTTTTCGTTTCATGGGTTTTGCTCCATTTCTAATTTATGCTGGCTTGCGATCGTGTGAAAAGTAGTATTCCACCAAAGCGCCTCAATTAAAACTTGACCAGCATCATCGTATCCTTTA